CCTATTCCAATGTAGGGTTGCATCTTGTTATTGTTAAGACCATATCCACATTGTATACCTAAACCAAAACGCTTCTCCTTGTCTTTAAAGTAATGGTTTACAACTGTTGTCTTTTGATACACAAAGATGCTATCTAAATTTGGATTATAGCCACTCACCCATGCTTTGTATGTACTATCCTCATATACTTTTTGCGTGATAGGTATCACCACTTTTGTACTATCGAGTATCTTTATAGCTCCACTATCTATTTGTTCTGTTGTAAAGCCTGCATCTTCCTTATTGCTTTGTAGGTGTATAGTATCATATCTAAGTTTTACATACTCTTTAGGAATAGGCTTATAATAAGATATTGTGTCTCTATAAGTAAGGGTATCTACCACTTCCTTACTTTTGTGACACGACATACCACATTCTTGCAAGAAGAGATACACTGAAAATAAGGCTGTGAAAATCAACCCTAAAATAATTAATATACTTAAATTACCTCTTTGTTTCATACTATTATCTTTTATAAATTAGCATACTCTTCTTTTGCATTAAAGCAAGGGCACGACTTAATATATTCAAATGGTTCAATCTTACCATTCTTATTAAGATCAACAGAAAAATCTCTGTGCCCTTGAATTACTGCTGTTGGATACTTCTTGTGGAGCATCTTTAAGAGTGAACGCAAACTTGCTTTTTGTGCTTCTGTTCTGTTGTCGATAGGCTTTCCAGCTTTATCAATACCACCAATATATGCCACATTGATAAGCACGCTGTTAAAACCCCTAACGCCATTGCTCACAAGATTTTCATCAAGCAGCTGTTTGATTGTGCCATCGGGCATAACCACATAGTGATAACCAGGATTTGTCCACCCCTTGCGCTTAAACTCTTGCAGTAGTTCGCTAATGGTGAGCGTTTGACTACTCGCAGTACAATGCACTGCTATATACTTAATATTTCTCATTGTCTTTATCTCTTTCTAAATATTCTCCAATCTCTTTAATAGCTTTCTTTGCATCTCTGTCTGATGCAGCATTTACAACAACTCGTATTAGTTCGTTTAAATCTGATAAGTTGCTCTTACGTTCCTTTGCATGCTCGTATAAAGATTTTATTTCTATTATTAGCAACACGATACATAGTAGCATCGACAAGTAAGGTAGATGAGGTAGCTGAAAAAAGAAGAAGGCTATAAATGTTACCATGTCTATTGTAAATGCAATGATCATAAATCTCCAATATTCTGAAACTTTCTCCAAAGTGATTCTCATCTTGTGAGATTCAATCTTCTTTCCTAACTTTTTATTTGTGTAAACTCTGTCCCACAGATCAACTAAAATTGCTGCAATAATGAGTATCCACAAAATCCCACATATACCTAAATGTACCGCTATACAATGTAAAAAATTATCTGAAATATTCAACTCTACCATCTTCTGTTCTCTCCTCTCCTATCTTATTAATAAGGTAGCAACACAATGTAAACCAAATCCCATTGCAACACCAACTAATGTTATGCTCCAGTCTACAATGTCAATTGTGCTTCCCCACAATTTATCCTTTAACTCCAATGCGCTCGCAATGCCTACACCTGAATAGACTGCACAATACAAATCACTAGAGCCTAATCCAACCAAGACACCTCCTAAAAGATGCTTCCAACGATTACTCTGTTTTATCCATTCTATTACGTTCTTCATATCTTTACTAAGATTAGAGAACTAAACTACAAGCTACTCTCTTTCACTTGTAGCCTAGCTCTCGTCTATCCATTCTATCGTACTAAGAATAAATAGTTAACAAAATAAGACACCATTGCTAAGGCTACATTCAGAAATACGCCTTTCCATTTAAAGGCTCTTTCTTCCATTGTCTTGCACACCAATTCAATAAAGCTAAAAACACAGCCCGATGTAATTAGCGCAACTGCCCAACCATTCTCTGCAAACTCTTCTCCTTTTGCGGTTAATGCAACACCTAAACCAATTACAATTGCAACTACAATTTGTAATGCTGACTTAATCAAATCTTTCTTTTTCATTCTTTTTCGTATTTAATTATTTTATTAAAATATTGAGTGTATGAGTTCTTTAAATCTCTCATATCCTCTTGATTATCTATCTTCACTTTTTTGTTATTACAATCAAAAACAAAAATAGGATACTCAAAGTCTGGTTTCAACAGACTCATTAGCAATAATGAATTTAAATATTCAGAAATGGGTATTCTTGTTTCCTTAAATTCAAATCCACTTGTATAGCATTTGTTAAAGCACGAACGTAAAACTTCTCGTTCAAACGATAAACGATCTTCTTCGCTTGGCTCGACATCGCTATTTATTTGCTTTTCATAGTATTTTACCACATTATCTTCTAGCTCTTCAAAGCAAACACGTAACGCCCATTTCTTTGAATAGCTATTTATGCACTCTATAGGGGGGGTGTCTCTCCCCCCTTTACAAACCATTACATCATTCATTGTATTTGTTTATATTGTTCTACATCATTAATAAACTCGACCTCTCCTCTAAACATTAGTCTACAACCAGCTTCAAGAGTTTGTGTTGCAGATTGTTGTGCATTGAGCCACCATAATCCAGCACTAATATTTCTGCTCGTACCACTGTATGTACAAATATTGTCTTTTGTCCAACTTCTTGTTGCTTGATAGTCTCCATAATATCTAGTCTCAGCACCAATTGCTTGTCCTGCATTGATAATATCCATATACTTTCCATGTTGAGTGTTCACAATCCATTGATTCGCTACGCTCTTAAAAATGATATTTTCTCTTGTTCCATCTTCTCGAGTAACAAAAAACAAGTCAAATTGATTTGTTTCTTGTAGTCGCTCATCACTAACACCAATACCACTCATAAACATTTGGTACTTAGCATATAGGTCTTCATATCCTAGAGTGTTTACACTATTAATATCTTTTACTTCTCCATCCGAATTTAAATAATAGTTTAGCTCGTAATTAACACTCTGGACAAATGTATCCTGCATTCCGAGTATCGATGTTGTATAGCTATTTTGATTATATCTCAAAGCTCCTTTTCCAGTTGTTCTTTGAACATTTCTTCTTCCATATTTAGCCACAAACAAATTAACAATATCTTTATAAACTGAATATGATAAGAACTCAAGGTTACGTTCCTTTACACTTTGAACAACAATTTCATAAGATGTATTGATAAATCCAAATCCACCATTGTCTATGTGCATTAACTTTCCTTGTTCTGAAGCAACAGGAGCTACACCAACTAATACTGCGTTGTGTTCTACCCAGTCTGGTTCCATATCCTCAATGCGCTCACTATTACTTAGTATCACATCTGTAAATGGAATATTCTCACGTGTTATAGTAAATAACAAAAACTCTGCGTCTGATGGTATGTCTGCAATAAGATACATTCCATTTTCAAAAGTATTCTTTAAGACGTTTATACTGATTGTTTTTATAATCGTGTCATTGTTCTTTATGAACGCTGCGCCAACGCCATTAACACCTTTTACTGATGGGAAACGAACACGCTTGTAACCTTTAACAGGAATCTTAGCTACATCGCTATTATTTGAGACTTGTAAACCATTCTTCAAGTTACCTGTTGTCGTTACAAACTTTGTTTTAATCTTAAACTCATATTCTTTTTTAAGTTCATCGTTTGTAATACGCTTGCAATCCACACTATTAGGCTTATTTTTGCCATAATAGAAACAAGAATAATAACGATTATTTAAATAATCGTTTACACCCTTATACCAATAATGTGGCTCATACATCATCACTTCGCCCTCTGTTCCATCTAACTTTGACTGAGACTGCATTCCACTATAATAGTTGCTGTTCTTGTCATCTAACAAACAAACTTTTGCTTTGCCGTCTTTATACTTTACAAGTACACGATGTCTGTTTGATAATATTTCTTTGATATAACCACTTGGCACGTATGTTTTGCCATAACGATAACCAGTTTTATTATCCTCGTTAGTAACATTAGCATCATCAGCAACATCTATATCCATATCAATAACACTATATTCTGGCTGTTTTATTTCCAACTCATCATAATAGCTCCTTAGTAATTCTAGATCTTCATTTTCTAAGAAGTGTGTTAATTGATAGCTTCCAACGAGTTTGCAGTTCTCTGTGATATTTCCAGATGTATCTAAACCACCTAAGTGTTTCAACTTCCATTCTTTTAGATCTGAACCATCACCTGTTAATTCAAGCCCAACTAGTCTAACATTTTGTAGCTTATTGCCATTGATAGAGAGTATTTCTTTTAATAATCTCACAGCATCTAAGTGTCTACAATTCTCTATATATAAACTATTTATGTTGCCTTTATTAGAAATCTGCAAACCATCTTCTCTAAGTTCTGATAAGTGACGTAACGTCAAAGACTTATAATTATTAGGCAACACTAGTTTATTAATTGGTGCGCCAATAGGTAAGAATAATGATGTCAAAGAACTACATCCTAAAGCATTCACTTCCTCTAGATTTGAACATTTCGATAAATCTAAAGATGATAAACCTGTATAATTTCTCATATCTAGGCTTCTCAACATAGGCATCTTATCATCTACAACCAACTCTGTAAGAGAATAGCTCTCCCCATCTTTACCGAGAATTAGAGTTTCTAATTTGGGTAGATAAGGAAAATTCAAATCTGTAAAGCCACCCCATGAACTCAAGTCCAATTTCTTTAAGAACTCACCACCATAGAAATGGAATATAGTACCAATGTTGGCAACTTGAGAATAAGTATAACTCCACTCTGTATTTGCACCAACCTTATTGTGTGACAAAACTTCTCCTTCACGTTGGAACGCAAAATAGAAATCTCTTGAACTCCATGCTTTGATTGTTGCTCCAGCTGCACTATTGCCTTTAAAAGTTAAGTCTGTTAAGCTGTAATTACCTGTCTTGTATTTTGCATCGAACAACGCCAAACGATTGTTCAACCACCAATGTCTATGACTAGTTCTATCTCCTTGCATACTCTCTAAATAAGAATATGTTAGGATCGTTGTTGCTCCACCTTTATTCACAGAAACACCCTTTGTCTTTGGTGAAACATACTTGTATAGCGCATCTAGGTTATATATTCGCTCACAGAATTTTTCTGTCTGTTCCTTATCGAAGTATTTAAAGATAAGAGCATTACTCATCTTAGAACGCAAACGGATATAGGCTTGCTCTAATTCTTTAGCAAAGCCTAGTCTTAAGTTCTTCCACAATACGCTGTCATGTCCTGCATAGGCATACACTTGTTTTTGGTCATTCGACAAGTCTGTATCTAATGTATTTTCGTCAATATCCCAAGAGTATTTTAAACGAGAGTCATTACGCACACCATTGATTGTATCATTATCATAGAATATCATATAGGCGAGCATCTTTGCCTTAGTAGGGTCATAAAAGAAACTCATCATCATATTCTTTACACGTTGATCTACACAACCAAATACGTCTGTGAAAGTATAATAATCACACAAATAGTTTATGTCGAAATAGTCTCCTAGCTCTGCTTTAAACTTATCTACATTACCATTGGTGCTCTTAACCCACTTCACTAAGCGTTCTAACAACAAAGGCTTTTTCTCACCTTTCTTATATTTATCATTCACTGCATCGTCATCTGGGAAACGTGCTTCAAACACTTTCATCCAATTAGGCGTTCCGTCTTCACCCTTTGTATCAAAGTCATCATCTAAGAACATACCCATAGGATAATCATTATTCAAAAACTCCCAACACTCTGTTGGATTCACTCCGCTGAATTTGTCTGAAACCCATTCTGCGGTATGGTAGCCTTGAATACCTTTAAATCCAAAAACCTCTTCTGTACTCTTGTCATTGTTGAAATTAAACTTGCCCAAGAACACAGGAACATCTTCAACTCTAGCACGATGGAATAACAATATAGGGAATCCATCTATTGTTGTTCGAACGTCATAATTATAACCATCTGATGCATAGCGTTGAACTGGTGTCAATTCATTTGATGAGGTTAAAACATCATGAACCAATCTTGCCATACCAGTATTGTGACTACTTGAACTTTCAGCATAATCTGCTTTTAAACACCAGCAGTCAACAGGTATAGATGCTTTTTGTTTTCCATTTGCATCTCGGAAAGAATACTTTCCATTTGCAATCTTCTCTCCTCCAATTCCATGTTCGTCACAACCAACGTGTAATTCGCCTTTAACTTTGTTACTATTCTTCGTATATATCCTATAATTTTTAATAGGATAAGCTAAAGAACTTGTTCCTTGCAAACGAATATGACCACCTTTTAAATGGAAATTCTTAGATGGATTAGACTTGTCTACAAATAATATCTCGTCTATATCGTATTTCGTCTTTTTGTTGTTATTAATAGCAGCCTGCAAAGCTATTGAAGTTCCATTGTCCGCTGAACCTGTTATGATCATATAAGGCAAATCTGATGGAAGTTTATCCAAATTAATATTTCCATCTACCCCAATAATGTCATTTCGTTTTGATTTTAATAACAACTCCTCTGTAGTATTCAAGTCGAGTAAATATAAAGCTAACACTTCATTTAAACTCAAGAATCTACTATATACACTGATAGAATAAACATCTAGCGTGCATTTTTCTCCCTTCAACGTAATACCAATAGGAGATGATTGTATAACACTATCATTAAAGCCACGTTGTACAGCACCACTTAGCACACCATTTATATACATAAACAACATGCTATCATTTATCTTTTCTTCTTCTGAACTTTGTTGGTATGCTTTAGGATAAGATACAAACGCAATACTATAAGTTTCGTTATTTGCTAGCTTCATCGATACTACACTCTTTCCCTTTGTACACATACGTGCTTCTTGTGGAGTGATAATAAAGCCTGTTCCGTCTTTGTCTACACAACTAATAATTGCACCTGCATCGTCTGTAGCACCACTTGCTCGGAATCTCATTAATACACTAACACTATCGTTTGTGTTATTTTTTAAATCGAAAGGAGCATAATTTATTAAAGCAGAGCCACCACCTTTTAAACGCAGCGCACCATTGTTCCAACCATCTGAACCAAATAGAACCTTATTAAATGTTGTGGTAATATCTCTATAGTTCCAAGTGTCTTTATTCTTGTCGCTATTACTTCTTCCTAAAGCTGTTAGTTTCATTACTAGCCCATCACTAGGAGCGTCTACAATACTCTGAGATGCTTCTGAATTAATGCTATAATGATAACGATACACGCCAACTTCGATATAGCACACAATGTGCCCACTATACATGCTTCTAAAAGAAACATCATTGCGAACAAATCCTGTTTCAATTTCAGACACCTTTACACCATTCTCATAAATGCAAACATCACTCTTGTTTGTTTGTGGATTATAAACACCATAACTCAAGGTGTACTCATCATATTGTTTACATTCGATGTAAGGGTTATTTCCTTTCGCTATAATAGTTCCATCGGCAAAGTCAAATCTACTAACAAAAATAACATCATTCTTTTTGGCTTCTTTTATAGCTATACCGAAAAAGATACTATTACTTTTTATTGTATTACCATTCTCTTGTACTTCTGCAACCAACTGAACGTTATGCTCTCCATGTACTAAACTTGATGTGTCTATTCCAAAACTACCATTACCTTGACTTGATAATATTGTTTTAGTCTCTGTTTCTACACCATCAACATAGCAATGTAACGTTTTTTGACCTCCACCAACTAAACTCCATGGTATAGTTAGTCTGTCTCCACGACGAGTAACAGTTGAGATGTTAAAGGAACTTCTCAATATTAGTTCAACCACATTTACATTAAAGCTTATAGTTTGAACTTGTTTGTTATCTCCGTTGTCTACTTCAACTTTTATTTTAACTACATTCGCACCTACATTGATATAAGGTGTAACATCAATATTGGTAACATCACCAGCAACTAGATTCTGAATAATCTCTTTATTGTTACTTCCATGAGATATACTTACAATAGCTTTTCCTGCTATACCTGTACTTTCTCCATCCTCTAAACGAACATGATCATAACGATAGCTTAAAACTAAGCTCTGACCTTTTTTGATCGTCTGGCTAATAGAGCTAATACGATTTAAAACAATCTTGTTTCCTGTTACAGGTAAGCCACTACCTCCACCTCCACTAAATGGCTCTGTGGTAGCAATAACTTCTCCACGTTCATCTAGTAAGGAAACACTATATTGCTTATTTACACCTTCGCCAATCTCATTCAGTTGAAGTGATGCACCATATTTATTAGATAACTTTTGGAACTCACTTGCTACAGCTTTGCTACTAACAGGATTAGTACTATTAGGATTTACATTATCATCTGCAACAGCATTTGGAATATCTAAATCAATATTGCCATTATCATCGGGCGTTAGTTTAAAAGCGTTTGTACCTTGAGTCACACTTATACTTTTTACAACTCCCTTTGCCTTCTGCAAAATCTCTTCTGAATATGATAATTTTTTCTTCAGTTCTGATACTGCTTTCTCTCGTTCTGAACGTTCTGTTTCAATAGCTGAACTATTAGTTTGCAAACCTTTTTCTAAAGCAGTATTCTTTTCATTTTGCGCTTTAAGGTCTTGCGCCTGCTTTTCTTTAAGTTCCTCTATCTTTGTTTTGTTGCTCTCACCAATACGACTAGCCTTACTAGCCTCACCAATAGCTTGAGAACTCTTGTCTATTGCTTCTGCTAACTCATGAACATCTAATTCTCCGACACCTCCTGTTTCTCCTGTTGCAGTCCATACTCCATTCTCTACGGTATAAATAGGACCAGGAAGAGAGTTGCCCACAATTGCCCACCATCCATCTTGTGGATTTGGGTAGGCTGCACGTAATTTTTCTACGGTTGTAAATAGACCTTTGTTTGAAACCTTAACATTTTGGGCATCAAGCCATCCATCCACTCTCAATGTTCCTTTTATATGGGCGTCTCCTTGAACGAGTGAATCTCCGCCTACTGCAACATTGCGTCCAACGGATACGTCACCATCCATCTGTGTTGTTTTTATTGAACTCATATTAATGTAGATTTAGCTAATTCCAACAATGCTTTGCTTTGATCTGCACTGCCGTATGTTATTAATACTAATGATGCTATGGTATAGACAACTGCTTGATAGCAACGCTCACATATCTGTATACCATTGTCTTTATCAACCTTAGGATATGGAAGGTAAACAGCTCTACTAACCATAGCATCTATACTCTTGCACGAATAGAACTCAAGCACTCTTCCTTCAGGACGTATAGCAATTGCGCAAACTGGTTTTTGTGGCGTGCCCCTTATGCCCTTAAAACGACTGCTTTGCTTTTGATACTCCTCATCATCTTCACTAATAGCATGATATACTGGTCTTTCCCAATCATCCATCTGGAAAACGACAAGACGCATAAAGTCTTCAGGAAGTAAGCACCATCCACTCTCAAGTTCTTTCCAATAGATAGCGTCCCCAAAGTTATGTCCACCATCGAGAAGATAAGATGGAGCAGTACTATGTATTCGTTTTACTGCATCAACAATCTTTGACTTGATAATATCATTTAAGGAAAGAGTATCCACATCGCCAAAGTCCACTAACGTTTCACTCTGCATGTTTTGGTCAATGGCAATGCGAACATCTTTTGCTATTTCGTCAAGAAGATATACTTTCATTGTACTGAGATTTTATTTTTTATAGCCCCTCAAACTCAATGTTGTTTGCCTTTGCTGCTTCAAGAATAGCCTTTTGACCTCTTAAAGAAGTACGACTTACACCAAATGTTTCTGCAAGATAATCCTTTGCTTCCCCTAGATCGTTAACTTTAACCTTGCGAATATTACTTTCCTCTGCTTGATTAGGATCTTCTTCTGTATTCTGTGTAGGCTCTTCTATTGGTGCATTAGTATCTTCTTCACGATCTAGCACAAACAAATCGTTGTAACGATAATGATTCTCAAGAGCATTCTGAATAACTTCTTCTTCTGTATTGTAGGTGCTACCACCATTTGAAATTGGCGTAAATGCAATGTGCATACTATTTCCATTCTCAAGTAGAACATTGATGGCTATATGAGAATCTGAACTATAATATTTCTTCATACCTATATAAATAAAAATGGGGCGGGATGCTTAAATTATCCCACCCCTTCTGTGTTATTATCTGTTTTAATTATTAAGCAGCGTGTGCAAGTTTCATACGTGCATGAGCTTTAGCATAGCGCAAGTATAAGCAACTCACTTCTTGAATAACAACTGCATCTGTATTGCGGATACCTGCAGACTTAAGGTCAAGAATGTTGCGTGCCCAAGACACGTGTGTTTTCTTAGATAGGTACTCTGGGTCGAGCGCAAAACCACAATCGCTCATTCCGTTCTTATCAAATAACTCATGATGTACTGTTAATACTTCACCAAAGTCGGTGTCCCAAGATTTAAATTTCAAGTTCCATACTTCAACAGTATCTTTTAAGCGGAACTTGTCACTCTTGATCTTAGAGAAAGCAGTAAGCATTTCTGAACCACAGAAGAGAATCTTTCGTTTGTTGCCAATACCTGTTCCAACAAATAAGTCTTTTGTGATGTCTACAAGACTATCATCAGAGATAACGGCACACCCCTTAGAAGCGTCCCACACTCCAACTTCAATGTCTTTACCTGCCATCCACCAAATACCACCAGTGAACCATGTGTTCATATTCTCTTTAGAAATGTGCTTAATAACGTTCTTAACACCAAATAAATAAGTGTTCTCCATTGCTAAGCGCATGTCGAAGATACCATCTTCTTCTAGGTCAGAGAAATTCCAATTTACTTCTTTTGCTGCAATCTTATCAAAGGTAGATTGCTCTACTTGAATCATGAAGTTTTGGCAATATTGTGTCTCTGCTGTTGGAACGTTGTTAAAGCGTCCTGTTTGTACATCTAATTCACCACACGCCTTACCCATTCTCACAAGTTTAGTACCACTTGGAATAGCAGGAACAAAGATTGGTTGCTTAGAAGTGTTGTCCATATTACCATTTACAGCGTAAACTGTAGGGATATTTTTAGCTGGATCTTTACCACAGACACACAATACCAAGTCTGGAACGTTACTACCAGTATAAGCTTTACCTGTATTTGGATCGGTAACACCCTTCACGCCAAGTACACGAATAGTATCATCCAATGTAAACATGTTAGCATCGCTTACTGGAAGTGATGTGCTTGCGCCACTTGTCATAGCTTCTACTTTATTTACAGTTGTACACAAGATTTCTCGTGTTCCTACTGAGTAGTACTTAACTTCAAATGAATCACAAGAGCTTGACTTTGCATAGCGACTAATCTGATCTAAAGGCGTTGCCATCGGACGAATCTTAACGATACGTTGATCGATATCGCTCATGTAGAAATTGTCAGCACCATCAGTGCGTCCTTGTGTTTCAGTTGCAATACCGCCTGTGCCACCAGTACCAGTAGCACCTGCATTTGTTTTACCTGCGTCAGGAAGTGCAGTAGCATCAGCCATCAACACTCCTTGCGAAGCACCCATCACAAGAGCTAACATTGTTAGCACGATGCGATAGAGAAAACCTGAACTTCTTTTTAAATTTTTCATTCTTCTTTTTGTTTTGATTTATTTATAATAATGAGTGATAATTATCCTTTATTTATACGAGGTACGTTTTTCGCCTCCACGCTCCCATATACTTTGGTTTCCATCATATCTAGAAATTGCACCAAGATCAGGAAGGTTATTTGGCTTACCTCCACTATTCTTTCCATTAAGATTAGCAGTGCCATCACCGTGTGAAGCCTTCTTTAGCTTTTCTTCTATCTTGGCGTTTCTACCTCTTACTTCTCCTTCGTGAGCTGCATCTTCCACGTTTGCATCGTGGTTAATAGCTTTGAAAGCCATATCAATGCTCTCACGGGAAAACTTACCAAGAATACCATCCTTCATAATGTTTACAAGGAACTCCATAACTTCATCTACTTGCTCGTCACTCCATCCATTTTCTTCTTGAATAGCTGCAATAGTATTGTGTGTCTCAGAGATATTCTTTTGGTACTGCTCCTCAAAATCTTTCTCTTTGGCTACTCGCTCTGCATATTCTTTACTAGCCTTTGCAAGCTCTTCTTGTTTCTCTGGGTCTTTAAGTTCTTCAACGAAGTCATCACCAAACATACGCACTAACTCAATTGCAGGATTACCGCCATTACGCCAATTAGTAAGAAAAGATGCACTACGAGGGTCGCTTGAGAACAGATCTGAAAACGCCTTTTCTCGTTCTTTATATCCTTCCACATCTTTGTCGTAATTGTCATAATCTTCATTGATTTGTCCGAACAAAGCTTCATCATCGTCAAATTCTCGTTCAGGATATTTATTTTTCATCCTTTCTGAAAACTTTTCTCGATTGCCCATAACTTTTGTACTATCAGTCATAATCTCCTAAATTTTTCTTTTTTAATGATTGTTTTAATGCAAATATACGTTGTAAAATATTCTTTTTAGGTATAACTATTAGTGTTTTTATTACTAACTTTGTAACACAGCTAAACCAACAACTATGAAGAAAAGAGGATCTTTAATGGAATACTCAGAAGAGCGTATGCAAAGCATTATGCGTGTTTATGATGATTATGTTTCTTCGTGTAACTATATTAATATTACATACATTTGTAAACAAATTTCTACTATGCCATCACCACGTTTTTGGGTTTCAAGTGTATGGGCTAGCAAGATGATGTATGCAATGTTTAAAGGTTCTCAATTTGAAAACATGCTACCATCCAAAAGGGAAATGTTTCAAGAAATATTCAGAAGAGTTAAAGAACTTCGTAAGACACATTCAGATTGGACGATAAAGAAATGTTGTAAGGTTGTTGTCGAGCAACCTGCACCCAAATATTATCTTACAGAAGAAAGTATAAAGGTAATGATATGCAAGGAAAAGAAAAGACGTTTCGAAGAAAGAAAGAAAAGGCTACGTCATTGCTTTTAAGTATTGTTGTCGTTGTCATTTCTTTAATAGGCTTCTCTAATTGGAATACTATTGGTATCTATGCAGGAGCTTCATGGGTAGGGAGACTTCTTTATCCTTTTTTTCATGCGAATATAATTCACGCTTTGCTTAATGCTTGGTGCCTCATTTGCATCATCTTTATATACGATATAAAAATCACAAGATTATTGCTTGCCTATATTGTAGCAGTAACTTTCCCTATAGATACATTGTCACATTTTTTATCACTACCCACGTTGCCTACAGTAGGGCTTTCAGGGGTCGTGTTCTTCCTTTTTGGTTCAATCTCATTAGAGGTGAGTAGAAAACTATACTATCAACTGTGGATGGCATTCTATATTGGTATAGGCTTTTTCTTTCCGAATACTAATGCATGGTTGCACCTTTATTGTTACTTGTGCGGATTTGTTTACTCAATTCTAAACTACCCTATTATAATACAATGCAAAAAGAGGTAGATAACATATTGAAGGAAAATGAAAAGCGTAATGCTGCGGTCAATCGAGTATTTGACCCTATTAGCGGTATGGGTTCTATTGGAAAGCGTGCAGAAGTGCACATCAAGGACTTTCCTTTAGAAACCCAATACCTACCAGTAGAGATGCTTAACGTTCCTTTGGTTAAGCTACTATCTAAAAGTGGAAGTATCAAAGACTTTTTACTGAATGAACTAGAAGTTGAATCATACGAAGAGGAAGATCGACTAAAGGTTATAGAACAATTTATTCGTTTAAGATGTAGGTACGACTTCGCCTTTTGGGCTGCATTCTATGTTTACATCAAAAACAAAGGTGGTGGTAATGATGTATTATTTCGACTAACACGTCCGCAAAGAAGATTTGTAGAACGACTTGAATCACTAAGAAAAGCAGGAAAGCCTATACGAATAATACTGCTAAAAGCTCGACAATGGGGTGGTTCGACAACATCTCAGCTGTATATGGCGTGGTTGCAACTTGTTCATAAGGTAGGTCTTAACTCGCTAATCATCGCACATCAAGGAGCAGGTTCAGATGAAATCAAGGATATGTTCGATCGTATGATTAAGGCTTATCCAATATCTATGCTTTATAAACTTGGAGAGGTTTACAATGAGAATGAATCTAAGATGGTTGGTGTGGGACATTCAGGCTCTATCCATCGTGTTCCACAAAGGAACTGCAAAATAAAGATTGGTACAGCAGAACGTCCTGATAGTTGTCGTGGTGGAGACTACAATCTTGTGCACCTTTCAGAAGTTGGATTGTGGAAGACCACAGATGGTAAAAAACCAGAAGACATTGTGCGCTCTGCATGTTCAGGTATCTTGTTAAAACCATATACAATGATTGTGTATGAAAGTACCGCAAATGGTACAGGTAACTTTTTCCAAAGAGAATACGATGCAGCAAAACGTGGTACATCACAATTTGAAGCAATGTTTATATCGTGGTTTGACATCGACCAATACTCATTACCATTTGAAAGCGAACAAGACAAAATAAATTTTGCTGAAGCACTTTGGAAGAACAGAAAGAATGCAACTGTACCTTCTCCACGTGCAGAGAGTGGAAAATATCTTTGGTGGCTTTGGGAAAAAGGTGCGACACTTGAAGCTATTAACTGGTATATTCAAGAACGAGCAAAATACAATGAGCATGCACCTATGGCATCTGAATATCCATCAGACGATGTTGAGGCTTTTGTACATTCAGGAGAAAGAATATTCGATAAATACAAGGTCGATCAATTTAGAACATCATGCAAACCTCCAAGATTTATAGGTGACGTATATGCAGATGGAGACGAAGGAAAGAACGCATTAAAGAACTTACGCTTTACAGAAGACTCTCAAGGGTTATTATGGATATGGAATTTACCAGAGGTCGATGAACAAGAGATCGTTACGAACAGATACCTTACCATTGTGGATATTGGTGGACGCTCAAAGAAAGCCGACTATTCTGTAATACTTGTTATAGATAGGCTTTTTATGATCGATGGCGATAGACCTCAAGTTGTCGCTCAATGGTATGGTCACATAGATATGGATATTCTTGCATGGAAAGCAGCTCAGATAGCAGCGTTCTATGACAACTCTTTATTAGTGATTGAAAGTAATACACTTGAAACACACGACAAAGAAAGACAAGTGGACGGAGATTTATCACATTTTATTCTTAATCAAATAAAAGATGTGTATCCTAATCTCTATGCACGCAAACAAACCGAGAACGAAATACAAGAAGGACTACCACGCAAATATGGATTTCACACCAACGTGGCAACAAAACCAATGATTATATCAACGCTTATTAAGGTTATCCGTGAGCATTTATACATTGAACGTGATGAGCGTTGTTTAGATGAGTATTTGACATACGAGAAGAAACAAAATGGTGCGTATGGTGCTATCATTGGAAAGCATGACGACTTGTTAATGACAAGGGCAATAGGCTTGCATATCTGTTTCCACGAGATGCCTATTCCAACTATTGTTGTGCGTGTTAAAAGGTTTGTCCCTAAAAAGAAAAAAGCGGTTTCCGCCGCTACAATATAATATAAGTTTCATTTTATAATTTTACAGACAATGAATGTATTTAAAAAGTTAAGAGAGTTAAGAGCCTACCTCCGTTATCGTGAAGCAGTAAGAAAAGCGGACGAGGCACACGAAAAGAATGGAGAGCGTTTCTATGTTATGCCAGGTGTAAAAAATACAATCCTGATTATGGATAGATACAACTTCCGCAAACTAAAGCACAAAGGCTACATAAGCCACAAAGCTTCTGTTACTGATCTGGAGAAAGAATGTTTCTATGCAACACCATACAAGAATGGTTCTGCAAAGATGCCTACATCTGTAATTGAGTTGAAGAAAAAACAATATTATGCATGGTATGAAGGAAGAGTACAGCGCAAAACAAAGGTTAAGTCAAAATCTTGAGGGAATAGCAATGTTAACGAATGATCCGTTAGCAATAGAGAATATCCGAAAGGGTGTGAACAAAAAGAGATAAAAAGTAAAGGCGTAAGATTTATTCCTACGCCTTTTATCTTTATTATACTGTCATTGCCTGATGTAGTTGGTTTACAGCCTGCATATTCGCTCCTTGTTGTGCTTGTTGCATTAACTCAGGAGAAATGCCTTGAGGGACTTGTCCTTGTTGCATTTGCTCTTTCTGTGCTTGTATGCTTTGTAGTAATTGGTCTGCAAATGGGAAACTGCCATGCTCTAGTAATTGTTCTACAGAGATTGCTTGAGCTTGCCATAGTTGCATTAGCACATCATTTGCAAGTTGACGATATGCTGGTGTTGCAGTACTTTCTGTGATAGATAAATCAAAGTCTACATCTCTAATCTTCTTAGGATCATATTCAATTTGTGCTCCTGCTTTACCTGCAATATTGAAAACTCGTTTTTCATCATAGAACTGCTGAATGTTTTTTACATCCTTGTATGCTCCATCAACTACAAAGTAAGAGAAACACTCTAGCATATCAAGAAGTGACATTGTTGCGTTTTGCGCTTCTTGGCTATACTTAGCAGCACTTGTACCTGAATAGCCTGGCTTACCTTGCAATGCTCCATTTACACCTGATATGTCCTCAAAGAATTTTAGCTGTAAGTTGAGCAACTCCGAGATACCAATATTTGTAGAGTTGTTTGCTACTTGTTGTGGCATCCTTCCACTCTTTGAAGGCTTATACAAAATTACTCCATTGAACGTTGCCCAGTTCTCCGCAATATCCTCCATACTTACACCATCAGGCAAACTATCCTCAGGCATAAGTAAAACACCCTTAGCACTTGCACGCATGATCCAGTCGTACATGGTAATAAGACGATTGGTGTATCTCTGTTGATCAATCACGTCTGCTACAAATGAATGTATCTCTCCGTCTATAAAAGGATATGCTTTGAAAGTGTATGGATGACTGCCATGCTCAAAAGGTGTTTCACCTTCTTTTAAAACATCTCCAAAAGGCGACAAGTAGTAGAAATACCAATAATCATCCATAAACCAAGTAGCTTTTACTAATGGTACTTCATCAAAGGGCATTCCTACATCTTCTGCCATCTGCATGCGTTGTTGATTGACTAGAGTAACTTCTTTTTCAAAGTCTGCTTCATCAATCTTATATACATCACCATTTTGATAATCGTGTACACGATAACGAGGCTTCTGTTCTTTGCGCCATACTTCAATTACTCTACATCTTCCAGGTTCACTTGTAAACAAGAAGTCATAGTTGTTTAGTTTACTATAACCAAAACGCTCTGCATAACTAGCAAGGTATTGTTTATTGGCTGCCCACTTGTAGATTTCTTTTAATCTTTGGTAATCTTCATGCGACTCTGCAAATTGTTCGCATAGTTGCCCAAAACTAATATCGTGAACTTCACCTAGACAACCGACATCCCATCCTCTAAAGTCACGCATATTGTTATCAATGAAGAAGTTGTTTGGCTGCACATAGTCCGTCCAACAATCTTCTTTTCCATTGCGCCAGCCATAACTCTTACGATGCACAATAAAGCCTGAAATAAGAAACTCTTCCATTGTACGAGCATAAACTTCACTCATACGATTAAGCTGCATATTGCATTGTAAGATTGTCGACATGGTCTCTCCTAGTTTTTGCTCGTCTCTATCTCTTGCAATACATGTAGGCTCTTTAGATTGTGAGCGATACACGCCTAGCACGTTACGCACAAGTCTACGAATAAGATTATTTTTCAATGGTACGCTTCCTTGCTGTTTGATGTATTCCTCTTCTGTCATGTGTTTGCCGTCAACACATATAACATCATCCCATTGGTCTCCATACGTATATCGTTTATTGCGTTGTCTATCCTTACGGAATTGCTCCATCTGATTCCAGTATTGTTGCGCTTCCATTAGAATGTCAAATGCTCTGCGACTTCCAAAGCTCTGCGAACGGAAAGCTACGCTATCCATTTCATCGCAACTTTCACTAGGTGCAATACGGCTCATCCGCAATAGTTTGGATTTCTGTCTTGTTACTGTCTGCATACTATTTATATTTTAATTAGTGTAGGCTACAAAGTTAATCATAGCCTACACTATCATGGGTTTAACTATTATTTACGTGTGGTATTCATTTCTTCTATCATCTGTTTTTTCAATCCTGTGAGTTCTCTTTCAATATACGCTCTTTCATCATCAGACATTGCTCCTTTGAGTTCTTTATACAAACCTTCAATATCTTCTCGATAATCTTCAAATATTTCGTATCGTGCATATTCAGGAGAGTTGTAAAGGAAGTTTATCTTTTCAGAAAAATCGAAAATTCCCTCATCTGTATCGTGCTCATAATTCTTTAGTCTATCTCTCAATATTTCATATTCCTCTTTTAGTCTGTAATATTCTCTATTGATAGCACGTTCTTCAGTACGCTCATCTCCACTTTTCAGTACTCGGTTTAGCAATAAGAAACTCTTTGGATCATAGTCTCTTTTACCAGCGATAGTTTCAGCACTTTTTGTTAGCTTATCAATGGTAGTAGACACGCCACCAAAGTAACCATTTAAAAGATACTCTATTTGTGCAGGGTTGATGTCTATAGCCCCCTTTGTATAAGCATCACCACCTGTTTTCTCATTAAGAATTTTAGCAAGACCTATAAGATATTTATTCGCACTCTTATATGTTTTTGTCCATTCTGGCATATTCTTATTATAAGGAGTATCTTTATAGATAGGCATTCCCGTCCATCCTTTATTAGATATTACCTCAGCAAAAGGTTTGACTGCACTAGGAACAAATGCTTTCACGCCTCCTTCACCTTCCAAAAAGTCTATTGGCAAGATTTGTGTTACTTGTCCTGCAATAGCCTTTCCTAGTTCAGCATCTGTAAAATGTTCCTTTCCGCTCATTGCACTTATCATCAACTCTCCCATTCCATATATCGAACGATATTCAACAGGAAGTGGTATAGAGATCCATTGGTCTCCAGTCCTAAATAAGATGTTACTCCTACGAACACTTTCAGGTAAGTTCCAATAGCTATTCTTGTCGTCATCGTCACCTTCTCCCATTCCCATTCCTGCGACTAAAGCCCCAAGAATAAACATTGTGGCAGATGCTGTAAATGCTTTTGCAGGATGTCGTTTAAACTGTTTTCCAAAATTGGTTGTTCCCTGTATAGCAGCATTCCAGAATAGGTAGAAAGAGCGTCCAAATCCTGAAACGAAAGCAGCTGTTTTACCAGCCTTAGTTTGCCCTACTGCATTCATAAACTTAGCACCGCTACCTTTCTTATTAAAGTTCACAGAAATATCTTTTGCATCATAAATTGATCTGTCTATTGTTCTACCCATCTCACGAGATGTAAGGAAAGCTGCAAAACGAGCACAGTTTTCAACTGCACGATTATATTCGTCTAATTTTTCTCCAAGCAGGCTAAGAGATCTTTTTATTCCCATCTTTCCATTTGCTCGCTTTAATTCTCTTTGAATATCATTTTTATGCTGTTCGATGTCTCTCACATTTGCATAACCAGTCTCTCCTCCATTCATTATAAATTGATGGAACATGTGCTCTAAGCTATTATTCATATCTAACTCTCCTTTTTTATGCTTAGATAAAAGGATCTTCATTTGAGCAGGATTACACCTTCCTATGTTACGATGAAAACGTAATGCATAGTTAGGTCTTTCTTTTACCCATACTATGGAATTAGCGTAGAGCATATCTCGAATAAAGTTAGACACAACGAAGTCTGGATTACGTGTGGTATAGAAAGCACTCAACTGACGATTTATCTTTTCACCAAAATTGAGAATTGCACCAATTGCGCCTGATATATCATTATCAGGGTTTGTCAATCCATTAAGTGCTTGTGCTGCACGTGGGTTGCCATTAATAGTCAATACATAATCTCTACCATTGCGCTTTACTACAACTTGATGTTGTCTTAAATCTCTGCTCTCTACAATACGATATGGAATGTTTTCAGTATCTTTTCCATGTTTGTATCTCTCAGGGTCTTGCTTTGCAAGGTCTGTCATGCGCTGTTCAAAGTCTTGGATTTTCTTCTCAACCTCATCTGCTGTATCTGTCTCCTCAATATTATCAGGGAACACAGGTCTCCATTCTTCTGAAACATCATCGTATTTCAGCCATAATGTATTCACGCTTACAAGGTCGCTAGGATGATTAAGAGCAAAGTTCAAGAACTTTTGCTTTACCAATACATTTCTATTTCCTTGCATTATTGCGCTTTCTGCCATACTTTGCATATTTGCAAAAGGATCATCAGCCTTAGACGAACGTCCCTTTGCAGTTTTGATAGGCGCATTAAATGCGCTCTGACCATGTGAGAGATAAGCATAAGCCTCTCTGCTTGTTTCTTCATCAAAGCCACGAAGGGGAATGTAGAATTTATACATATCTCTAACTTTCTCGTATGTCTGTTTATTCATCATTCCACACTCATAACTCTTTGATAAGATTCCCTTAGTTACAATATTTACTTTATCCCACAAGTTAGAAGTGTCGTGTTTCTGCTCATACTCTTCAACCATTCTTTGCGCTTCACTCTCTGCTTCTTCTACGCTACTTGCGCCTGTCAATGCTGTAAGACCTGCATAATCACGATGTTCTGCAATACTTGCACGTGCATCTTTTTGTGCATCACTTAACTTCTCGTTATTTATGATTTCTTCTAGAGCATTTTTGCGCATAACTTCATTACGCTCTAAACCATGTTTAGCCATCATATAGTCTGTAAGCTCTGAACGTTCTTCATCGTTCTTTGCAAGTTTAGCAACTTCGTCAAACATTGGTTTGAATACAAGATGTGCAAAGGCTTCAGTTTCAGCTTGATTAACTGAAGACAATCTATTTTCTCCTAAATAAGCATTTTCAAAGCCCTCAATATCTTCCATATACATCTCTTTACCTTCTGCTCTCATTATAGCGTCCATAGCTTCTTTCAATCCCAACATGCTATCTTGTAAGGCTTCTTGACTTTGGAACATTGAGCGACTTACACGTTGTTCGTAACGCTCGGCTGCGCTCACACGCTCTTTGCTTTGAGGTTCTCCATCTCTAAAGCGTATCTCTTTATCTGTGCTTTCAGAGTAATTGCCAACCTTTAATCTGTGTTGCATAGCGATGTCTTCAGCTTTGTTCAATATACTATTGCTCTGACCTTTCTCTTTCAAGTTCTTATAACTTCTCCAAAGAATATACCGCAATTCGTTATCGTTCAATTCTCCATCTTTCTGTTTTAGCAAACCAATACTGCGTAACATTTCTAGGAACAAACGTTTAACTTTACCCCAAAGTCCATTTGGCATCTTTTCAAAGTTTGTATCTTCAGCAAGACTAGCAAGATATTCTTCTGTTGCTATGCGGAAGTCCCATTTATTCTTTGCAGCAAGTTTTACTATTTCACGTCTAACATCTTCACTTGCATTTTTAAACACATTTTCAAGGAAGTTATCAAAGTGCTCGCCAAAGAGTTTACGCAAACCATGGTGGGCAACTGCTTCGTGAAGTAATGTTTTCTCCACATCTGCAATATTACTATGGTTAGGAATAACAATGGTTATCTTACCTGTGCTTGTTGAGTAGAATCCTTTTGCCTTTGCTTTCTTTCCTTCTAAAGTACTAGCATCGGTAACTATCTCTACATTATCAAGATGTAAGGTCTCTGCAAGTTCATTAGCACGCTCTGCCATTTGTTGACGCTCTTTTTCTGCAACTTCCTCAGCTTGTGCAGTTTTTCTATCTAAAACTTTTTCTGAACTATTAGTTGGGTTTTCAAAACTTTTCACTATATTTGCAGCAGAAGAAAGCTCTTTGTTGTCTATTTCCTGCTGATAATTATATGACGCTGAGGAGAGATAATTAAGAGCTTTTGCTTTATCTACATATTTTAGTGTATTGTTGTGTATGATAGGTAAAATCAAATTTGACACACTTCTTCCATGAATAGACCTTATATCGTTAACCTCCAATAACTCCCCACCATTTTGTATAATTTTATTCAACTCAATAGCTACACAAACATTTAATCCATCTCGGTCTTTAATTTCAGTCAAAACACCCAAAGCATTATCCTTTCGTTTAAATACAAATATAGGATGTGACACTTGAAAAGGTAAATTCTCAAGTACAGAAATATCCACATTATGCTTTGTACTACTTGCTTTATTCAAAATTCTAGGACGCATCACAATAGGCAAATCAGGTAAGAAAGAACGCATCACGCCATGCGGACTGCCAAGATGCAACATTTCATTCTTATTCATCTCACCATTCTTATAACGTTTCAACTCCTCATTAAACCTTTGATTCACCTTTTCAAGTTCCTCATCATTTCTAAAGCGTTCATCCTCCACTCTGTCGTTAAAACGTTGAGAAGGAAGAATAACATTTCCTTGATCATCCCTTGTTATAAGATCGTTTAACTTTCTGCTATTCTCTGTATTCTTGTAAGCATAATCTTTACCATTATCAAAGCCCCACTCTCGAATATCATTACCATCCCACCATAATTCATTAGCAGGAACTTTTTGCTCTATTATTCGATAATCACCATCCAAACGATGCTCTCCATGCTCTTTTGCATAAGCCTTGCTTGGTGTAACCCAGTCACCATTACGCAAACTCTCTTCTTCCACAGAAGTAGGAACAGCACGGTAAACAGTCACTTCAGGCATTCCTTTGTCATCTTTAATATCACTAATAGCGTCTGAAATAGCCTTTGCACTTTCTTTTCCACTCTCATTATCGTTACCATACGCACGTAAATCGGTGAATATATCTTCAGGCTGACTCATATAGCCATTGGCAATATCGTCTATATTTAAGTGTGGAGCGTCTTTTTCTAAAGCAGCACGTCTTTCTTCTGTGCTACTATAGCCAGGATTTGATGGAGCTTTCCAAGCCCCTTCACCTTGATACTCTGCCCCCATACTATAACCCTTTAGTTTGGCTTCTGCTTGTAACACTTCAGACATACGCTTCTCATCTTTAGCTTCCAATGCACGCATATACTCAGCATCACGTTCCTCAGAAGTCATAGACATTAGTTCCTCTATTGGCTCATTTTGTCTCTTTCGTTCCTCTTCCTCACGTTTGCGAGCAGCTTCCATAAGTCCACGCTCTTTGAGAATACTATCATGATATTCTTTTTCCAATACACCTAAGTCGCCAAACTGCTTATATAACGCTTCACGTATTGGAGAAAATTTCTTGGTAAACCCCGATAAGGATAGTCCTTTATTTTCTTCACGCAATTTTCTTCGTATAGCACTTAAAGCATTGTTTGCATCTCTTAAAAGCTCTTCTTCCATAGCCTGTTTGTATGCAATAACATCAGCTACATTAAGATTATGCTCTTCGGCAAAAGTCTTCGCTTCATTATCTTTAGAGCTATTAGACTCATTATCTACCTTAAATACATTTGAAACAACATTACCATAAGTTTGCATCTGCCACTCTTCAAAGGGAAGCTGTTTCTTTTCTTCTAACTCAAATTGTCTCCTTGTTTCATTAATAGTATTGTCCGCTTCTTTTAGTGCCTCATCGAGTTCGTAACCATTTGTGCTTCTCTTTAATCGAACACCATCTTTGTAAACAAGTCGTTTACCATCAAGTTTACCTACAACAACTTGCGCACCATCACTTGTTGTGAAAGGATAGAATGTTTCCATAAAGGTCTTCATCCTCTCTTTTGTTTTACGCTCTTCCTGAAGTTGTAGCTCACGATATTCCCCCTCACGTTGTCTTAATACGCTCTCATTTACTTTTTCAAAAAGAGTTTCACCAATGTAGGGATAATCATACCAATCTATTTGTTTGTCGTTCGAAGGAACTTTAGTAATATCATCATTTGGTTTATAGCCTAATTCATTAAAGCGTTTCACCTCATCAATGATATTCAAAATCTCTTCGGTCTTAAAGCCATACGCACTACTATCAAGTGCAACATCATTAATCTTGCCATCTTCAAACTTAAAGTCAAGAGCCTTTGTATTATCATAGGTATCACTTATTTTTGTATGTGTAGCCAATCGAACATCAAACTTCACTCCATTAGCAACAAAGTTAACGTATGAGCTATTTGTTGTTACTGCATTGTTTACATCATACTTAATACCCATTTCACCTAAACGCTTAATCAAAGCTGTCCTTACCCTTGCGGGAGAGTAGCGAGAGAAATAGATGTTACCTGTTTTTCTACCTCTCTTAATTATATCCTTACTTGAGGTATGGTCTTTTCTCAAGTCCACAAAAGGATATTCACCTTCCTCATAACGATACCTAATATCATCGTTTTCTTCGTTAAATCGTTCACTCAAAGGAATGATATTTCCTTTATCATCATAGGTTACCTCGAACATCTTACGATTATTAGGAGTGTTTTTATACACCTCTCCCTTACCATTGTCATAACCCCATTCTGCGATGTCGTTGCCATCCCACCAAAGGTCGTCAATGGATACTTCTTGTTCTATTATCCTTCCATTCTCCCAGTCTTGCAAACCAATATGGTACTCTGCATAAGAGCGACTTGGTGTAACCCAATCTCCATTACGAATCTCATTTTCTTTTATATTTGCATCTACTGCACGGTATATTGTGATTGTCTTGCTATTACTACGAACAGTTTGGCGCAAGTTCTCAATTGCTTCTCTACGCTCAGGATCTGCTTGTCGTAATGCCATAGGATCTGTTAAGTTCCATTCTAAATCATTAGTATCAATACCACTATCTACATAGTCTCCTAAAGACATTGTATCTTCATATTCGTCATTCTCCCATGCTTCCTTACGTTCTTCCTTTGTCTCAAAGTAAGCGTTTTGATAAGGTGCAGACCCATTAAATGCTAAAGAGCCTTGATAACTTGAATCATTAGAGTATCCCTTACGCTCAGCTTCCTCTGAAAGAAGTCGTTGAATGGTTTCTGTGTCGTTGTTTTCTACTGCCTTGATGTACTCTGCATCTCTCATATCAACAGACTTAACACTTGAAACGTTTTCTCCACCCTTACCAGAGTTCATAGTTTCTTGAGCCTCTTCCTGCATCTTTCCTTTCCTATCATAGTATTTTTCAGAGTGCATGAATTGGCTAAGCAAGAAACGACCAGGCTCGTTATTTTCTTCCAAAAGACCATGCTTTTTAAATAAGTCCCTAAATTCTTCCTTTTCCCAATCTTTAAAATCTTCCTTACTTTCGTTAAGTATAAGGTTCAAACGATCACTCAACTGGGTCTTAAATTTATTAGTTCGTGCATAAGCCCATACTTTTTCTGGTAATTTACTATCTTCCCCATTGGGTGTTTTTAAGTATGTACCGTCTTCTTTTGCCTTATCGATGATAGTATTCATCTCACGTTCTTCTTCATAATACTCACGCATTTCTTCAGTTCGTGCAATGTCACTCGCATTTAAAAGGTCAAATAAAACTCTGTCGCATACATCATCAACGCTCTTAAACTCTTTCATTCCAAATAGGTTTACTCCAACCCATTCCCAGAAACGTTTAAGACCATCACGAAGTTTCTCAAGACCACGTCTTAAGTCAACTTTCTTCTCAACACTATTTACTTCCTCAATGAGCTTAAAAGCCATGCTTTCAAACTTCTCTCCATTCCGTTCTCCACTAATACGGCTTAAGACCTCACTATATAGCAAGTCTTCATTATCGAGAGTATATTTATACTCATCCATAGATTGAATGGAATCAACCCATTCAGAGTCCTTAAGCAAGTTCTTAATCTCTGCCCATAATTTAGGATTCTTCTTCATCAAAGCAAAAGTCCAGATATGAGTATATTCATGTACAGGAGTCTCTGCATTAATGTTGTCTTTGGTTAGCCATATATCAAGCCCGTTAGTCCAGCCTCTTGAGTTTCCTTGTCCAGATACTTCAGCCCCTACACGACTAATGACATGAACAGGAATACCAATTCTCTTTAACAACTGAACAACTGCATTTTGCGCAACCTCGTTTTTTCTACTTTGGAAATAGTACGATTCTTTTACAGGCTTTACACCTAAAGCTATAAGTCGTTCATTCGCTTCCTGAAGAATATAATTAGCTGTTATATCATCAGTGCCAAAATACTTGTCAGAATAGTTTTTTTGATAGTCACGGGATAACTTCTCATTCTCTTCAAGAATCTTTTTTGCTTCTTCTCTTAAAGTCGACTCTCTATTAGAATCAATATTATCTCCATCAAAAAGAAGATGAGCAATTTCATTTAGCTTCCTACTGTTCTCTTCAAGTCTTATATTATGATCAACGAGCCATCCAATCTCTCTCTCTGCTTTTTGTTCTCCATTCTCCATCTTAGCAAATGAGGTATCACTTAACTTTATGCTAGTATCATTTTGTGATGCACTATTGCCAAAAGAATGGACGACATTGCTCTTTCCATCCTCCTTTGCTTTTAGCCAATCATTAAATTTCACAGCTGCATCTACCGTTCTAAATTCGAGCATAGCATTATCATTTGGCTCCCACGTTCTGTCTTCTTCTGCTACATGCGCATTATATTCATCGGCAAGATCGCCCCATTTTTGCCATCCACTATTTGTTTTATTGTCAATATCGAAAGAATAATCATACACGGCAATTTGTAGACTAGGATCGTTGATATTATCAGAGACAAAAGTCATTACTGCAAGATTAGACGATTTCCCATCAAGTAATAAAGGGGCAAACAAATCCTCTGCATCATATTTACTTTCGTCTATTTTTGTTCTATTATTAGAGTCTGTCTGTGCAATAAAATCTTCTAATTCTTTCTTATCGGCTAAATCTTGCTCATCAGCTTCTTTTTCTGTTAAATGTGAGTTCCTTTCTGTAATCTCTTCTTGGCTGCCTCCACTGCTTTGTTCACTTCTGCTTCTTCCACTATCTCCTTGAGTTCCTCCTTGATAGTCTTTAGACCCATTTCTTGTCTCACTTCGTCCTCCTGTTTTAGAGTTTCCATTGCTTCTTTGTTCCCCTTGTTGGCTTGCTGTAGAATTGCTAGCCAAAATGTCACTTCTTTGTTGTCCATCATATTCTATATTTAATGTTTCCTTAATAGCCTCAACAAGTGTACGTGGTGTATTGTCGGGCTGTTCAAATAAATTATCTTCTTGTGTACCTTGAATAAGATCATACATTTGCTTAAAAGTACCTTGTATAAACGATTGGCTATCTCCTTTATACATCGTTGCAAGTAACAACGCAAAGTTGCTATACTTCTCTGAAGGTAGATAACTTTCTCCTGTACTATCATCAATAGCATATTGACGCTTCCACGATTCAACTGCCCAACGAGCACTCTTATGATTGGTTGCAGCTTTAAACTGCTCATCAAGTGAAAGAGCATAATACGCCATGATAGAGTTTTGTATTTCCTCTACCATACGTTCTGTGGTTGGACTATCATAATCTCTATAAGCGGTTGCAAGTATAGCCTTTTGTGCTTTGATAGGTAAAGCATTAAACATTTCCTCAAGTTGTGTGCTACCACCTTCAAAGATACTTTGATACATCACACCTTTAAGATCGTTCTTTGCTTCTGCTGTTAGGTTTCCTTTGCTATCAAATGCACTCTTATATTGTGTTGAAGTAATAGATCCATTTGCATTCATCCATTTAAGAGCCTCTACTCCATTACGATCTATAAGTTCTGCAAAAGACATATCCTCGTCTGTTGTACGTAAAAGGATATTTGCAAAGGTTTTCATTCTATTACCCAACTTCTTTACTACATTCTTGGGCTTTATACGCTCTGTACCACCACTTTCGGTGTCACTAGCAACAAACTGACCCAAAGAGATAGCGTCATTATCATTTACATCGAGCATATTTACAAGAACTGGATGCTTCATAGATCGTACATCAGCGGGATTTAAACCTAACTCTTCAGCATGATCAATGATATATTGTTTATATTTCTCTCCTTGTTCTTTGTGCATTGCCCACATTTCTTTTAATGCTGCACTTCTGTTATTTCCTTGAATAACTTCACCACGACTATTCACAGTTGGTGCTCCTGTATAAGCAGTAACAGACGATGTTATTTCTTCAGGACGTATATTTGCTGCTATTTTACGTGCTGCATCTATACTTGCATCATCTTTACGCTCTTTGGGTTGTGCTTCATCAATGAAATGTAGTGGGTTTCTGTACCCATTTTTATGACTTGGTTGTAATTCATCAACATCAATAAGACTAACATGTCCTGTAGGAATATTCTTATCATCGAACTTCACTTGCACTTCTTTTCCTTTAATAGCATTAAGTGGCTCTTGTCTATCGACTTTATCACCACTTATACGTCTATAGCCTCTTGCACGTGCATCTATAGCCTTATCTTCGACAATATCAGGTACACCATTTAACGCTTCACGCTTAACACGTTCTTCCTCTTCACGCATAGCACGCTCTTTCTCCTCTTGCTCTTTACGGAGAAGTGCAGCTTCTTTGGCTTTGCGACTCTCTTCCGCCTGGATAGCTTCTTGACGTCTACTATTAGTTGATGCAATTTTCTTCCAATGCTCAAGTGTAGCTTTGGCTTGTTCTATGGTTGCAACACGTTCTTTTTCTGCTGCAATTTTTTCAGCAATGGTAGTACCGCCTTTTACTTTGGCTTTCTCTGCCCTTCTAACCGCAGCTTCCATGTCTGCAACCATGCCATCAGCAACAGACTGAGCAATACTTTCGTCTCCTTCTGTTTGTTCTACAATTGCGTCCCATGCCGTTTCAGGGTCTGCTTGTTCATAGATAGGCTCTCCTTGCTCATTGGTTGGAATACGCTCTAAAGCTGTTGGTTCGTGTTGTGGTGTTTCTTCTTTTTGAACTGTTGCATTTTCTGCAATAGTTCCATCATTCATACCTGAAACAAGTGCAGGTGACTCCATTTGCTCTCCTTGCACTGGTGCTTGGGTAGTCTGCTCCTGTTGTTTGCCAGTCATAGCATCAAGTTCCTCTGCAGTGAATAGATTTACTCGTTTGCCGTTGATTGGCTCTTCGGTATAAACTTCAAACTTTCCATCTTCATTTTGGTCTGTTGTAATGCTTCCACGTACAGGCTTACCATCTTCATTTATAAGAGTAATTTCATCGTTGAGATTATATGATTGTGCTGAATGTGGAGTTGTATTTTCCACGTCCTCATCTTGCTTTAACGATTGTTCAAGACGCCACAAATTCTCCTCATCATTCATTGCTTGAATTTGTTCCTTTGGTAACATGGTAGGCTCTAAACCATCAATGCTAGCCATAACCATATCAGGATTTGGCTGTTTTGTCTTTTCATCAATCGCTTCACCAATAATTTGTATGGTGTGTTGCTTTTGGTCTTCACCTAGAATTGAGTAAGTATCACCTGCTTTAAACTCAAGGACACCATCTATTTTATTTGCTTGTTCTTGAGCGTATGTTTGTTTTATCTGCTCTGATGAAGTGGCTTTCTCTTCCTCTGCATTTACAGGCGTGTCAACAGATAGAATAGCAGAAGGATCTACCATTTCTATTTTTCCAGTCTCTGCATCACGTATCATCACACTAGAGCTAGACTTTTCATGGTCTATGCCCTTTCCATCTTCATTCATCTGCACATTACCTCCAACGACATAGACTTTACGATCGTCTAATTTCATGGTTGCAGGATAAATATTTCCATCTTGGTGTGTACGTTGCTCAATAACAGTATTATTTTCAGTAACAGCATCATCGATATTATCTTTGACACGTTGTATCATACCATCATAAGCCGCTCTTGTTTCTTCATAAGCGTTTATAACCTTTGCCTTTTCACCTCCTACCTCTGATTCTTTCAATCCTTGTAGGAAAGCTTTTGGATCTTCCTCTATTTGTTGTAAAGCAGAAGGATCATCCTTAAAGGTTTCAGCTAATTGTCTATGACGCAACTCAAGTTCATTCTTGATGTTGGCTAGTTCGTCTTCGGTAGCATTATAACCAGCAGCATAAGAAACCTCTGAAATTGCTCCGTCTATGCCTTTTTCTCCTGAGCTAGCCATTCTACCCATTTTGTCATTGTTGAATCCTATGTTAAAACCACGCATCTTTAATAAGCTATTAGCGTAGTTTACAACTCTTTTCTTTTGCTCTCCGTTCAAGTCTTCTCTTGAAAGAATTCCAGCTAATGCCCCAGAGAATTCAGCATTTACCGTGTTATCTAAAACTTCTTGAATGCCATTCCATTTATCTCCTATAAGAGCTTGTGCCTTTTTGCCTGCCTTATCATTTTGATGCTTATACTTATAAAACATTGCAGCACCAGTACCTATACCTGCAACCTGAACAGAACTCATCACACCTGATGTCAGTGCCACATTACCCCAAATATCGAGGTGTGTTTGTAGTTTACCAAAGTCTTTAAGTGAAGCATCTGAAAATATTACATCACTTAATAGTCCTGCATATTCTTCAATACCCTGAGATGGCAAACCGTTATAACCAGTCATTCTTAATGCTTTGTTGATGCTTTCAACAAAAGGCGTTGCTCCAATCTTTTCTAGTTTACTTACAAACTTAGCAGTTCCACCTATTCCCTTTAGTATTTTTGTAATAGATGGAAGGGTTTCTCCGAGCATCTCTGTACCATTTTCCTTTGTCTGCTCATATCCTGCCTTAGCAAAAGCAGTAACTAAGTCGGTGATACCTCCATCTTTGCGCTTAAAAGAGACCTTTCCCTCTTTGTCTTTTACATATTCACCAAAAGCAATTTGACCATCTTCTGTAACACCCATTTCGCCAACATAATTTTGCATCGCATTAGCGAAAGTCTTCTTAAATCCTACAGTAGAAGTATACGCTAAACCAGAAGACATCATTCCTGCCACAGAACCAACGGCTTTTGTTGCTATCTTTGTTCCAATATTTTTTGCAACACCTTTTCCTAAATACTTTGTTATCTGTGAAAGTGCGGCTTTACTTGCTCCTTGTGCAGTTTTTTCCGCAATGGTTTGAAAAGAACCAGCACCAGATGCTATCATCGCACCAAGCTCAGCTGATAGTGATACACCACGACCACCACTATACATCCAAGAACTTAGACTATCATCACCCGATATATCTTGTTGCTGAGTATATGAGTTGAAAAGAGCTAATGTTGCTTTTTCCTTTGCACTAAGTGTCTCTCCTGTTTGTAATTTCTTACTTAGTGTTTCCACAATTTTCTCTGCACGCATATATGCAAGAGCATCTTTTCCTGTGGCATCGCCCATAGGGTCAAAGTCTGTCTTAAAATAATCCCTCATACCACGTCCTAAGCTTTTAATAGAACGCCCAAAAACATTTACCCCATTATGCTTATCATTGTTCTCTTGCTGTTTATTGCGTAATATATCCAAAGAACGTTGATTATTCCTTGTTGTTGTCAACAACATCATATACTCATCATCATTCTCAAGAAGTTTATCTAAGGCATTAAAGTTACCAGCAGTACCATTTTGACCATAAATCTGTGTGGGGTTCAATTGCTTTTGATATTTCTCTCTAATCTCGTTTAATCGTTTATTGGCATTTTCATTCTCAACAGATAACGCAGCTATTCTTTTAGATAACCCATCTCTATCTATCATTCTTTCTTGAACTTCACTAACAGCTGAATTCTTACTGTCGTAGATATTTCCCTTATCGTCTGAATATACCTTTTTACCATCAATAGTATGTTCTTTCACTTTGTCACTACCAATACTTCCTGAGTTTTTTCTACCCAAAGTGATATTATTTATATTTGAGAATGGCTTTTTTGTTCTATCTAGCGCAACCTTGTTCTTTAATATTGTTTCACCTATCGCAGACTGAGATTGAGCAATAAGGTTATTTGTATTATCAAGGACTTGCGCCTTTTGAGCTGCCGTCATTGGCGTTCCAGGAGCAGTTGTAGCCACTTGTTGAGTAGGTTGTTTTTGCGCAACCTGTTGTCTTGGCTGTGCTTTAGGCGGAAGATGCTCCCAAGAAAAAGCATGTAAACCTTGCGCCTTAGCATCATTATAATTCGACAATGGAATATCGTAATCACCTTTTTTGCTATCACGCATACGAATGGTAGCACCCTCATAAGCATCTGCATACGCTTGAATACCATGCTTATCTATATTTTCTTTCGACACTTGATGCTCTTTTCCATCAGCAGTCTTAATGGTATATGTAATTTTATTTGGCATAATATACTAATTTAATGGTGGTTTATTTGTGGTTTTCTTTGGTGTGGTTTTCTTCCCACTGCCTCCTCTTTGATAATTATTTATATTGAATCCTCCTGAACCAGTATCTTCTGAATCACCATAGGCACCAATCATATTTCTAACATCTGTATCTAACGATGGGAAGTCGCCCACGTTTGCTGTAACAATTGCAGCAAGAGCACTCTTAGATTTAGCAGTTTCAAGAGCTGTTGCCAACTCTTTATAATGCTTAGATGATTTCCAATCATTTGCTTTACTATATCGCTCAGCTGCTGCTTTCGCCTTTTTAATCATAGCAGGTGCAAGTGATGTTAAAGCACCCTTTCTTTCAGGAGAGAAGACATAAACGCTACCATCTGCTAATGTTATTGTTTCTTGCGCTTTTCCACTTCCTAGTCCCATTGCAAGACGTTGTGCACCTTGAGCTTCAGTTACACGATGGTGTCGTCTCGTTTCTCCAAGTTGTGCTCCTGCTATTCCTTCAGTTGCTTTATTATGACGTGCTCTTTCAGCTTGATCTTTTTCCTTAAGTCCTACATTTACATTAAATTGATTCTCCTTTTGATTATAGGAGTCTTTCCATTGCTCATCTTTTTTCTCGTCACGATCTTTTCTGTATTGCAATTCATCAGCATCTTTTTTCTTATTATACTCGTCCATTCCAATTTGGCGTTTCCAGTTTCGATCTTTATCCTCTCTGTCATCGTCCGCTTGTTTGGCTGCCATAAGATTTCTTATATAAGCATTCATTTGAGCATCTCTATCGGCTTGTAGCTGTTGCCATTTTCTTTCAACCTTAGCACTCTGTGCATTCTCATGATTGTACATATTAGGTGCATATCGAGTTGTGAAATAGAGATTAGAAAGTGCAGAGATACCATCACCTATAGCAGCAAAAATCTTCTCACGTTTAGCTTTCTTGCGTTCTTTCTCCAATTCTTCCTCTGTTGGAGGTTGAAAAGGATTTAAACGCTGATACATTTCTACATAGCTCATTCGAGGATTTTCAGTAGGCTCTTCTGGCTTTGGTTGTTGAGAAGGAGTAGCAAGTGGAGGAACAATCTTAGCTTCACTTGTTTGCCCCTGCTCTGTTCCTTGTGGCTCAACAGTAGGCGGAGTAAACGTGGGTTTCTCTGCCTCCGCCTTGCCATAATCAAACGGCTCTACACTACTAGTAGCAGCCACCTCGTTTGCTGGTGCTTGAGATGGCTGTTGCGTTGGTGTAGGTGCATTATTTCCTAATATTTCATTTAACGAACTCTTCATAAGCTATAGGTCAATTGTGTGTTTTCCAATTTTTACCTTACCAAAATCCATAGTCGACGCAACACCTGTAACGCCTTGCACCGCTTGAGAGATAGCCTGTGCCTTACTCTGTTCAATATTGTTGAGTTGATTGTCAAGTGCAGCGTCACGTTCTTGGTATTGATTTTCAATAGCGTCTTTGCGTTGTTCTCCATTGACCGCTATTTGTGCTGCTGCATCTGATAAAGCTCTATTATTTGCTTCTTTTGCAGCTGCAACGCTTTCTTCTGTACCGCCCATCACTGCTTGTGCTCCTTGTGCTGCTCTGTTACGATTCTTGATATTCTCTTCCGTTAATGTGAGAATACGTTGTGCGTCTGCACGCTGTGTAGCATCCTCATTATAGCGTCTATCATACCAATCTTGATTGGCTCTTTTTTGAGCCTCTACATTCTCTTTCATTTTCTTCATTGCCTTTGAAGCTGCAATACCACCAAAGATGCTTCCTGCTGCTCCTATAGCTGAACCAATTAGTCCCATATACAATCTTTTATACTGGTTAAACTTATACTATACGGTGCGAAAATAAATAATTATCTTTGCACGATAGGTTTAACTTTTAATGCTATTAAATTGTATGAATACGGAGAAAAGAAAAGTAGGAAGACCAAAAGGAATACCCAAGACAGGCGGAAGAAAACCAGGAACGCCTAATAAAATATCATCCCAAGTAAGAGAAATTCTCTCAGAGACCACATTTGATTACTATGCATCTGAGCAATTCCAGAAAGATTTAAGTATGTTAGAGCCAAAAGATAGACTACAGGCAATGGAGAGATTTACAAAATACGTTGCTCCTCAATTGCAGTCTACCACTCTTGATGTTGCAGCAGAGACAAAGAAAACAATCGAAGACAGACTTATTGCTTTGTCTGGAGATAAATAATATCTACAAAAATCTACTATAGATATTTAATCATTTAGTTTTTAGTCAAAAATAAAGAGCCTCTAGCATTATCGTTAGGGGCTTTTTATGTGAGCTTATATATGGAAACGTATTTCTTCGGAGGAAAAGGGTATTTCTTCGGAGGAAATAGGTATTTATTCGGAAGAAATGGGATAAAATAGGTATTTCTTCGGAGGAAATAAAAAGAAATAAAAAAGAAAAAGAAAAGGGTTTCTCATACTCTTCCTAAAAGAAAAAGAAATAAATAAAGAAAAAGAAAAGAAAAGAAAATTTATATATATAACCGCACATGCGTTCGCACGTACGTACACGTGAGAGAGAAATTTATTTCGTAAAAGAGAAACAGAAAGAAAAACCTACAAAAAGAAAGTTCCTCTTGTAGGTTGAAATTAAAATTAAAAGCCCTTACCTTTCATTCGCTCATAAACCACAGTTTGGTTTTTGTCTTGGTTTTCGATTTTGAACATCACCATTGAGCGATTGGGAATATCATCTGGCAATTGCTCTACAAGTTTTGCTATAACTTCATCAACGTTATTAAAACCAATGTCTGTTAGTTCGGCTAGCTTGCGTCCTCGAAAGAAAGCCTCACCGTGCACCTGGTAGCGAAAAGACAATTTGAAATGCTCTTCTTTGATTTGTATCTCACGATGTGATGGTTTATCAGAAAAGAAAATAAAATCAATTACTTTTTCGTTGAGTTCCCATGCTGGAGAAAAATCAATCTTGATATATCCACGTGTTACCTTGTGTCCGCTGCTATGGTTCATTGCAAATGCCACCTCGCCAATAGATGCTTTGCAATCGTTTTGAGCCACAGTTCCCCACGTGTGACGGAAAGTATAAACAGAATAATCGTGCTGCTTGTCTATGCCCATAGCCTCACATAGATGCCGAATACCTATGTTTACGTTGGCACTGAAGCTATCTGTTGTCGTATGGCGTTTAGCAAAGTTGAATAGATGCACGTCAGCCTCATCGGTATTCTTGTATTTGTCAAACAAAGGAAGCAGGATAGGAGGGACACGCATTTCCATATATGCGCCATCGGCACGAAGCTTTTTTGTCTTGGCTCGTTGGTAATGGATAATACCATCGTAATAGTCCGTTTTCTTCAGCTGAAACAGATCAACCGTGTTGATACCTGCAAGACAAAGAACCATCATTGCCACATCTCTGCCAATCTCTGTGGTAGGGTGCGCCATCTTACTTTCAGGAAGTGGAAAGAAAAAGAACTCCCTGCATGCTTCAGGAGTGATCGCCAGTTTTTCGGGCTTATCAGCTTTTGGAATTTCCACCTTCACCCACGGATTTGTCTTTATCTTGATGATGCCATTATCGTAATCGTTGAACTCCATCTGTGCAGCTTTGAATATCTGCCTAATGCAAATAGGGTACATTTCTTTGGCACGCTTTGTTGTTTCAAGGCTTTTAATCCATCGGTTTACAAACATCGAGGTTAGATGCGAGAACTTGACACATGTTGTCCCTGCAAAGCGTTCTAAATGCTGTACTGCAAGTTGATAGTTGCGAGCGTTGCGCTGCTGCCCTTGGTCAATCATTCGGGCAATGTGCTTTCTGGCATATTCCGAAAAATCTATATCATCATCTCCACTCACAAGAAAGTCGGACACTTCTTTTGCGTTCCAGTTTCTAATGTCCTTTTTGTTGAGACGCTCCATGTAGTCAATGATAACAGGAGAGAGCAGACCAACCACATAGGGGTCTTTAACTTCTTTGGTTTTCGTGACGCCCTTATCGTTTACCATCTTGTCAGTTTTGATATAGGCGAGTTCCCTATGATGTGTTACCCTGATATAAACAGGATAAAAACCATCGCTACGTTTACTCCTTACGCATATTTTCAGTGTTGCCATAATTCATCCGTGTTCCAATTGTTTGTGATAAAAATACCTAAACTTGTTATAACTAGCAGAATTACAGTTGTAAACACGCTGTAAACAGTGTATTCCAAAATAGTAAACTTACTGTAAACATTTACGCTCATTCTGCTCAAATAGTGTGCATAAATGCACGCTGTTTTATGAAAAGAGTTAGGCGGAATACCTCCGTAAACACGTGATACTCCGCCTAAATAGCTGATATTTAGGAATTTTCTAACATCCTTCCACTGCTGCCTGTGCCGCTGCCAATCTAGCGATAGGCACACGGAATGGAGAACAGCTAACGTAATTCAATCCGACCTTATCACAGAACTTAACAGATGCAGGTTCGCCACCATGTTCACCACAAATACCACATACAAGTTCTGGTTTTGTAGCACGTCCCTTCTTAACAGCCATCTCAATTAGCTGACCAACACCTTCTTGGTCAAGTACTTGGAATGGGTCAACTTTAAGAATTTTATTTTCTAAATAAGTTGGTAAGAAGCTAGCGATGTCATCTCTACTATATCCATAAGTCATTTGAGTGAGGTCATTTGTTCCGAAACTAAAGTACTCTGCCTTCTTAGCAATATAGTCAGCTGTAAGCGCAGCACGTGGAATTTCGATCATAGTACCAACGTGGAAAGAAAGTTCTACACCTTCTTCAGCAAATAGTTTCTCTGCTGTTTCTCTAATAACTGCTTCTTGGTTATCAAACTCATTTACGATACCAATAAGTGGAACCATAATCTCTGGACGAGGATCAAAGCCTTCTTTCTTAAGCTGAATAGCAGCTCCAAGAATAGCTCTTGTTTGCATTGCAGTGATTTCAGGATAGGTATTACCTAAACGACAACCACGGTGTCCAAGCATTGGGTTATGCTCGCTCAATGAGTTTACACGTTGTTGAATTTCTTCAACACTCACTCCCATCTCTTCAGCCATAATTCTTTGACCTTCAAGATCATGAGGAACAAATTCGTGTAAAGGTGGATCTAGTAGACGAATGTTTACTGGATATCCATCCATTGCCTTTAGAATTCCATAGAAATCTTGTTTTTGGTAAGGCAAAAGTTTCTCTAATGCCTTTTCACGTCCTTCTTTAGTACGAGCCAAAATCATTTCTCTCATAGCCTTGATCTTCTCGTTTTCGAAGAACATATGCTCTGTTCTGCAAAGTCCAATACCTACAGCTCCGAAGCCACGAGCAACTTGTGCATCATGAGGAGTATCAGCATTAGTACGTACTACCAATCGTGTATATTTGCTACACAATTCCATTAGTTTTGCAAAGTCACCAGTTACTTCAGCTGGTTTAGTTTCTATCTTACCTAAATAAACTTCACCTGTACTTCCATTCAATGACATGTAGTCACCTTCTTTCAATACTGTTCCGTCGATTTCTACAGTTCTTGCTTTGTAATTGATATTGATTGCACCTGCTCCAGATACACAACATTTACCCATACCACGAGCAACTACAGCTGCGTGACTAGTCATACCACCTCTTGCAGTTAAGATACCTTGTGATGCAGACATACCAACTAGGTCTTCAGGAGAAGTTTCGATACGAACCATAATAACGTCCTTACCTTCTTCTTTCCATCTTGCAGCATCATCAGCAAAGAATACTATTTGACCACAAGCAGCACCTGGAGAAGCAGGAAGACCTCTTGTTAGAACCTTAGCACTTGATAATGCCATCTTATCAAATACTGGGTGAAGTAATTCATCCAATTTATTTGGTTCGCAACGGTTTAATGCTGTCTTTTCATCAATTTCGCCTTCAGCTAACAAGTCCATTGCAATTTTAACCATCGCAGTACCTGTTCTCTTACCATTACGAGTTTGCAAGAACCACAATTTACCTTCTTGAACAGTAAATTCCATATCTTGCATATCATGATAGTGCTTTTCTAGACGATCTTGAAGCGCATCAAGTTCCTTATAAATTTCAGGCATTCTTTCTTCAAGAGAAGGATATTCAGCAGCACGAGTGCTTTCTTCTATACCTTGAAGTTGAGCCCAACGTACTGAACCTTCTTTGGTAATTTGTAGTGGAGTACGAATACCTGCAACAACGTCTTCACCTTGTGCGTTCAACAAATATTCTCCGTTGAAAAGGTTTTCACCAGTAGATGCGTCACGAGAGAAGCACACACCAGTTGCAGAAGAGTCACCCATATTACCGAATACCATTGCCANTACGTCTTCACCTTGTGCGTTCAACAAATATTCTCCGTTGAAAAGGTTTTCACCAGTAGATGCGTCACGAGAGAAGCATACACCTGTTGCAGAAGAGTCGCCCATATTACCGAATACCATTGCCATTACGTTAACAGCAGTACCCCATTCTGCAGGAATTCCTTCCATCTTACGATATAGGATAGCACGTTCGTTCATCCAGCTATCGAATACTGCACAAATAGCTCCCCACAATTGTTCCATTGGATTGGTTGGGAAATCTAGTCCAGTTTGTTCCTTAATAGCTGCTTTAAATAAGGTAACGAGTTGTTGAAGTTCCTCAACAGTCATATCGTTATCCAACTTAATGCCACGTTGTGCTTTGACATCCATAATGATTTTTTCAAATGGATCGATGTCTTCCTTGTTTACAGGCTTCATACCTAACACAACATCACCATACATTTGCACAAAACGACGGTAGCTATCATAAGCAAAACGCTTGTTACCAGTCTTTCTTGCTAGACCTTCTACCACCTCATCATTCAAACCAAGGTTAAGAATTGTGTCCATCATACCAGGCATAGAAGCTCTTGCTCCGCTTCGTACACTCAATAAAAGAGGATTCTCTACATCTCCAAACTTAGAGTTCATTAAATCCTCAATATGCTTAACAGAGTTTTCTACTTCATTTTTCAACAAAGCGACAACGGTGTCTTTGCCCTTTACAAAGTATTCATTACATACATCAGTTGTAATAGTAAATCCAGGAGGAACGGGCACTCCTATTAGGTTCATTTCAGCAAGATTGGCACCTTTTCCACCCAATAGATTTTTCATATCGGCTTTTCCCTCGGCCTTACCATTGCCAAAAGTATAAACTCTCTTTTCGTTCATAGCTTTATTTTTTAATTATCATTTAATGTTTCTTATTACTGCAAAGATAAAATAAAAAGAGCAATAAACAAAACATTTTATACCAAAATGCAAAGTCTATTTTACATTTTTACCCAAATTCGATTGAAAGAATAATCCCCAAAGGTTGCAAGAGGTAAATTTAAGAATGTATAATTATTCAAATACAACGTATAATATTACACTTAGCATTTTCTTTTCAAATATAAAAGAATAGCTTTTGCATTACAATATCTATCCTATTACCAATCAATTACAATGATATTATAAAGTAAAAGTTAT